TGCCGCACACGATCTAGTGTGGCTATGGGAGTCAGGCTTTACCTATGAAGGTGAAATCTTTGACACCATGTTAGGTGAGTACATACTACAACGTGGACAGAAAGAACCTCTGTCACTTGAAGCATGTGCAGAACGGTATGAACTAGACACAAAGAAGCAGGACACAATGAAAGAGTGGCTCAAGGCAGGTAAGTCTGTACGTGACATGAACCACAAAGAGTTGTCTGACTACCTGTCAGCAGACCTACATGCTACACAAGAGTTGTACAATCACATTGATATAAAGCTGCGTGTGTATGAAGAACACATGCCATTGCAGGATACTGTCAAGCTGACCAACCAACTGGCTGTACATCTATCTAAGATATACCAACGTGGGTTTGCAGTTGACCTTGATGAACTAGAGAACGTGCACAAAGAGTTTGAGCAGGAGCGTGGACAACTTATACATGATCTAAAAGAACAGGTACGTGAGCTAATGGGTGATCGTCCAATCAATCTAGCAAGCACAGAGCAGTTGTCATGGGTTGTGTACAGTCGTAAGCCCAAGGACAAGAAGTTCTGGGCAGAGTTGTTTGAGGAACGTATGGATGATCAAGACTATAAGTATCAGGTACGTAACAGTAGTGATGTGTTATACAAACAGAAGGCAAAGCAATGCGAAACCTGTAAAGGTAGTGGTAAAGTATGGAAGGTAAAGAAAGATGGAACAAAGTATGCTAGACCTAACAGATGTCCTACGTGTGATACTGTGGGGTACACTTTTACTAATACTAATCAGGTAGCAGGACTGAAGTTCTTTCCACCCACAGCTAAGTGGGTTAGCCACAGTGGTTTCTCTACGAGTAAAGACAGCCTTGTGTTCCTTGAGGGCATTGCACGTAGTAAGGGTATGACAGAAGCTGAGACATTCCTACAGAGTGTACGTAGACTGAGTGCCGTAGAGACTTACCTCAGTAGCTTTGTTGATGGCATAGCCACACACACCAAGCTAGATGGTAAGTTACATGTACGATTACTACAGCACCGCACAGGTACAGGTAGACTGTCAGGTGCAGACCCAAACATGCAGAACATGCCACGTGGTGGTACGTTTCCAGTGAAGCGTGTGTTCAAGTCACGATGGAAGGGTGGGCAGATCATGGAAGCTGACTTTGCACAGTTGGAGTTTCGTGTTGCTGCATTCCTATCACAAGACCAGACTGCACTTGATGAGGTGGCTACTGGCTTTGATGTTCATAGTTATACAGCTAAAGTTATCTCTGATGCAGGGCAACCTATCTCACGTCAGGATGCTAAGTCACATACCTTTGCACCTTTGTATGGTGCGAGTGGGTTTGGACGTACACAAGCAGAGGCTGCATACTACAAGCAGTTCACTAAGAAATACAGTGGCATAGGCAAGTGGCATGAGGCACTCGCCAAGGAAGCACTGAACACTGGCAAGATACGTACACCATCTGGTCGTGAGTTTGCGTTCCCTGATGTACAACGCAGACGCTTTGGTGGTGTGACATATTTCACACAGATAAAAAATTATCCTGTCCAATCGTTTGCCACTGCTGACATTGTACCTATATCTCTGATATACATAGATAAGTTAATGGGTGTAAATCAGATGTGGTCTTGTATTGTAAACACAGTGCATGACAGTATTGTAATTGATGTTCATCCAGATGAAACAAAAAAGGTGCTAAAGGTTATAGATAGAACAAATGAAATGCTTACGTCTTTGGTCAACAAGAAGTGGAATATAGACTTTAATGTTCCCCTATTATTAGAAGCAAAAATTGGTGACAATTGGCTTGACACAAAAGACGTAGCCTGATATAACTATACATTCGTAAAATATAAAGGAGAAATTATGAATCAAGTAGCAATAAACACAAACTTTTCAGACATGGCAAAGCTCATGGGTATGTCTGTAGATAACAAGCAATCAGAGAAAGCATCTACGCTTGCTCGACTGCGTATATCACACTCACCTATCATGGGTGAGGCTGAAGTAAATGGCAAGACCAAGAAGGTTGAGGTCGTTGAGGGTGGTACATACAGGTTGGAGATACCTGATGGCCCAACTTACTACGCATCTAAGGTGGTCATTCGCCCATTCGTACAAAGGTTTATGTACAAACGTTTCGTAAAAGGTAATGACAATACACCTAACCGATACATCAAGACTGTCATGGCTGACAACTTGAACATTGACCTCAAGGACAATGACGGTGGGTTCAACTGTGGTAAACCTGCAGGATACATACAGGACTTTAAGGCACTGCCTGAGTCCATGCAAGATTTGATTAAGCAGATCAAGCGTGTACGTGTTGTGTTTGGTACAGTGGAGTTGGTTGATCCAGTAGATGCAGCAGGTAAAGCTGCTGAAGTATCAGCACAAACACCATTCATATGGGAAGTAGAGAACCGTGATGCATTCAAGTCTATTGGTACAATATTCACCAAGCTAGGCAAGATGCGTAGGCTACCACCGCAACATACGTTTACTGCTACTACAGCAGAGCAGTCATTGCCAAACGGAAATAGCTTCTATCTACCAGAGACTGCACTGGACTTACAGTCTACACTGGAGTTGGATGATGCTACTCAGGAAATACTAGGTAACTTCCTAGCATGGGTGACAAACTACAATCAGTACATATCAAATGCTTGGGATGAGAATGCCCATAAGCATGACGATGTAGACAAGGAAGGTGTTGAAGAGTTCATCGACATTACTGAAGAGGACTTTGCATAATGCACCATCCTGCTGAACTAAAACTGCACCAGTTTATGTCTGATGCTGTAAAGGGAAAGACTACCTTCTCTGAAGAAACAGCTAAGAAGATTGGTGCAGAGGTGGCTGATGCAGTTATACGCCAGTTTGGTAGTGGTAAATCACGTGGTGATTTCAGGTTACGGATGTCCAATATTGGGCGTCCTACCTGCCAACTGTGGTTTGAAAAGAACAAACCTGAGACTGCATTACCAAAGCCAACTACATTCGTTATGAACATGATGTTAGGAGATATAGTTGAAGCCGTTTTTAAAGGTCTGCTTACGGAGTCTGGTGTGGATTTTGACGACACTGATAAAGTTACTCTTAAAGTGGGAGATTCTAATGATACTAGGGTTTCTGGCAGTTATGATCTTATACTAGGAGATGCCGTAGATGATATAAAGTCTGCATCTGATTGGTCATACAGGAATAAGTTTGACTCATATGACACACTGAAAAAGAGTGATCCATTTGGGTACGTAGGTCAGCTTGCAGGTTATGCAAAGGCATCTGACAAACGTGCAGGTGGATGGTGGGTAGTAAACAAAGCCAATGGTAGCTTTAAGTATGTACCTGCCGCTATTAACATGAAGGAAGAACTTACTAAACTAAAAGAGACAGTTGAAAAAGTTAACGAGAATAAGTTTGAGCGTTGCTTCGAGGCTGTTCCTGAGACTTACAGAGGTAAGCCTAGTGGTAACATGGTACTGAATGATAGCTGCAAGTTCTGTGACTATCGCTTTGAGTGTTGGCCTGAGATGCAAGAGCTACCATCTAAGGTATCACAAGCACGTGAGCCTAAGACTGTAGCTTATGTAGAACTACAGGAGTAGCAAGTGTACGGTAAGCAGTTTCAGGCAGCACTAAAATATGGCTACAGGAGTGGGCTAGAGATAAAGGTAAAAGATTATCTTGTAGAACACAATGTACCTATCAAGTACGAATCTCTCAAGATAGAGTGGGAAGACCTGATGTACCGTACATACACACCAGACTTTGTGTTGCCTAACGGCATTATAATAGAAACTAAAGGACGCTTCACATCAGATGATCGTAGGAAACATAAGCTCATTAAGAAGCAACACCCCAAGTTAGACATACGTTTTGTGTTCGAGAGTTCCAGACGTAAGCTAAGTAAAGGGGCAAAGACAACCTACAGTCTCTGGTGTGAACGTAATAAGTTTATGTATGCAGACAGGGTTGTACCATTAGAGTGGTTAAAAGAGAAAGGAAAAGACACGCACCCAGACTTGATTACTTTCCCATTAAAGAAAATAGAAAGGAATTATATTGGCAAATAATGAAGATAGAATATTTGTAGACTTTGAACCAAATGATTTCGTTATACGGATATCACCCATACTTGACGCAGAGGATAACTGGACAGGAGAACTTAATGTAGGCTACCTAACTATGGATGAAAACTTTCTCAAAGAAGATGACTATACTCACATAGATGTAGTCACAAACATGGCGGTATCATCAATACCTTTAATGGAAGATGATATAAAATTTAGGGATCAGCTTTACAACTACACTGCAAGTGTGATAAAACAACAAAATGAAAGAAAGAAACCTGATGTAATTACAGATGGAAGCAACATAATTCAACTAGACTTTAGTGCAACTAAATAGGAGTAACGTATGGCAGACAATGTAAACAAACCACCACACTATAATCACGCAGGTATTGAATGCATAGAAGCTATTCATGCTGCACTCACACCAGAGGAATTTAGAGGATACATTAAGGGTAACAATATGAAGTATACTTGGCGTGAAAATTACAAGAACAAAGATGAGGACTTGTTAAAAGCACGTTGGTACTTAAACTATTACTTGGAGAAACTAGATGCAAATCAAAGTGTTCTTGACCTTAAACATAGATGAAGATGAGTACCCAGTGCCTGTAGATGGATCAATGAGGGAAGAGGTAAACGAAACCCTGCAAGAATTTATCTACGACATAGATGGGATAACAGTTAAATCAATAAACATATTAACGGAGTAAGCAATGAGCAATTATTTACCGACTGACTATCAGTCATTTATACACAAGTCACGTTACGCAAAATACTTTGATGGCAAGGGGCGTGAGAGTTGGGGAGAAACAGTAGAACGATACATGGATAATGTAGTTCGTAAGGTTGCAGGTAATGACACGTACATTAATCAGATACGTGATGCAATCGTAGGCTTAGAAATCATGCCAAGCATGAGAGCTATGATGACGAGTGGACCTGCATTAGACAGAGACAATACAGCAGGGTACAACTGTAGCTACCTACCAGTAGATGACCCCAAGTCATTCGATGAGGCCATGTTTATACTACTATGCGGTACTGGTGTAGGCTTCAGTGTGGAACGACAGTTCGTACAGAAGCTGCCAGAGATACCTGAGTTGTACGAAAGCGACACAATGATAGTTGTAAAAGACAGTAAAGAGGGGTGGGCTAAAGGATTTAGACAACTACTAGCATTGTTATGGGCAGGAGAGATACCCAAGTGGGATGTGTCAGAGGTACGTCCTGCAGGTGCAAGGCTCAAGACATTTGGTGGTAGAGCTAGTGGACCTGCCCCACTGATAGAGTTGTTTAACTTTAGTGTACAGACATTTAAGAATGCACAAGGACGTAGGCTAACGTCTATGGAATGCCATGACTTGATGTGTTTCATTGGTCAGATAGTTGTAGTGGGTGGTGTACGTAGGTCAGCAATGATCTCTTTGTCCAACCTGAGTGATGATCGTATGCGTCATGCTAAGTCAGGACAGTGGTGGGAGACAGCAGCACACAGAGCATTAGCTAACAACTCAGTATCTTACACAGAGAAGCCTGATATTGAAACATTCATGCGTGAGTGGTTATCCTTAGTAGAAAGTAAGTCAGGTGAGAGGGGAGTATTTAATCGTGAAGCATCAAAAAAACAGGCTGCAAAGTATGGTAGACGTGATCCAGAGCATGAGTTTGGAACTAATCCTTGCAGTGAGATTATTCTTAGACCATATCAGTTCTGTAATCTTACTGAAGTCGTGGTTAGAGCTACAGATACGTATGATACTCTCGAACATAAGGTCAAGTTGGCAACAATTCTTGGCACTATTCAGTCTTCCTTCACTAAGTTTCCATATCTGCGAAAAGTGTGGCAGCGAAATACCGAAGAAGAACGACTGTTGGGTGTGTCGCTCACAGGGATAATGGACAATCCCTTGATGACTATGAAGAACAAAGGCTTGGACAGTACGTTGTCTAAGCTACGTGAAGTAGCAGTAGCTACAAACGCTGAGTGGGCAGAGAGACTAGGCATCAATGCATCTACTAGTATCACCTGTGTCAAACCATCAGGCACTGTATCTCAGCTAGTGGACTCTGCTAGTGGCATTCACGCAAGACATTCCCCCTACTACATACGTACTGTACGTGGTGATAACAAAGACCCACTTACACAGTTTATGATGGATCAGGGAATACCTAACGAGCCATGTGTATTCAAGGGAGACACGACTACCGTGTTTAGTTTCCCT